CCCTTTCGTTATAAGAATTGATTTCGTCTTCTTGGGTGGGCATCGACGCCATATTCGGCTCTCCCGCGGGAGTCCAGCCTCGCGCGATGCCTGCTCGAGATAACTCGGCGGGCAAGGACGTATAACCCGCAATGTCGCCATACATTCTCGTCGCGCCCGTAGTGAGATATTGGGCCCCATAAGATAAGAGATAGGGGCCGTCTGGATCATTCAGCTCTGCTGTGCTCGGGTAGCATGCGGAAAAATCGTACCCGACTTCGCAGCCCGGATAAACTGAGAAAAAATAAGCAGAAATTGCAGCATTATCATAGTTGTACGCAACGTTTCCTCCCTGTTTTACGTTTTCTTCTCCGACTTTCGTTATCACGTGGTTTATTCCGTCAGAATCAGCCGCGCTAGAGTCTGGGACCACCGTGACTTGCCCCTGTCTAAAGCTGCACCTCGTCGTGGACGGGGGCTTGCTGTTACCAAAATGTATTTTTTGATTGGGGTGCTGAATGTAAGAGCCCCCATCCGAGCTTAGCGTCCGGTATTCATCAAACGTACAACTGTATTCAAAAAATCCATGGTAATCATAAAGGTCCTGAACGTCTTTTTGCGTTAGCACTTTGACGTGAGATACTCCCTGACCTTCCCATTGACCGTTAATGTTTATTCTAATCCAGTATTTAAATCCTCCTTGGTTTGCGCTGTAATATTTTGTGGGATAAATCGGTTCTGAGTATGTATGAGAGTCGCACTTGGGATTACCCGCGTCCGGAGCGCCCAGTGAGTTAAGGCAGGTATTTTTTGTATAGCAATATTCCTGTGTCTGTATCGCTCCTCCCACTCCGGTAGTATCCCTCGCCATCCCGAGGTACAAACCGTTATCGTCGAGTATCTGCGAGGCAGACGTTATTAGCCCGCTGTTCCAAGTAGAATGCGCCGCTAGGCTGGAATCATTTTTTAATTCTCTATCGAAACTATCGTAGAGCTTTATCCCCATGTAGTATGGGGGTGCATAAACCCCGGTGAGATTTGGTTTAAATATAACCTCTGAATCTTGCGTGCCCAAAACGCTTGCCCCTGCTAATTCGAAATTGGTTTCAAGTATTTCGTATTGCCCGGTTTTATATTCCTCCTGTTCGGTGAAATAAATTTGACCTGCGCCGTTGCCCGTTCTTTCGTGTATCGTTTTCGGCTTTCCATTACCGGCGTGGAAGTCTCCGCCGCTAAATGGGTGCTTGGAAATATAAGCGTATCCGCCCGCTATGTCGGCGAAACTATTGGCCAAAAACTTAATATGAGCAAAGCCATCCGCGTCCAAGAACTGCTCCGTCCACATAGGATCACAGCTTTGTTGCGCTCCTACTTTTACGCCGTTTTGTTCTCTTGGGGTCATGTAGTACCCCGTGGGCTTGGGGTTGGCTATGCTTACGATATCCCAGCCATCATCGCTCGCGACTCCAGAGGAGCTAATTCCGTTATCGTCTATGGCTTGTACGACTAAGTCGTAGTTTCTTTTGGGGCCTACTCGCGCGGAGCCTACAGTCATGGCTTTATTTCTGTCGAAGGAAAAGTTAAATATACTTTCGTTCGTATTGTATGCGGCTAATTGTGCTCCGGGATGTATGCTCCCAGCGTTACTCTCGTGAACCGTGACCTTGTAGTTAATTACGTCGTTTAGCACGGCTTTCGTGTCGGCGTCCTCTTCGTTTAAGAAGGAGGTCCTCCATTGGACTATCGCGTCCTTGTTGTTCCTTGTAAAGTCTACTCTAGTAGGTGCCTCTTCGGACGAATCGCTCCATAAGTAATCATACGCTAATCTTAACGAATGAATTTTAACGTCTCTAATCGGAAAGTGATTTGATACTGTAATATTATTTTCTACAGAGTCGTTAGATAAAACGGATACCCCGTTAATAGAGAATACCCTCACATAATAAACGGCGTTCGTAGAGGGGACGTAGTCTATCTTAAGCGTTGAGCTCGATGTGTAAATGGATTGGTAGAAAAAAGAGTCTTTGGGTATCGACGTGTTGTCCAAAAGGTCATCACCAGAAAAGGTTGAGCCCTCTTTGATGAAAACCCTATATCCCACGGTGGTTTCTGGCGAGTCGAGGCAGGAATTATCTGATCCCGCGCATGGATCTATCGTTATCTCTATGACTTTGGTATTGTTTGTCGCGCTGTGGGGGTGAGAAATCAGGTTTAGAAGAACGGCGTGAGGTTTCGAGGGAGCTTTGACTGCTCCCTGAGGCGTCTGCACGTAAGAGTAATATACTCCGGACTCTATGTAGCTGTATTTTCCAGTGTTGTGGACAATTCCTTCTACCTTATAATCAAGAGAATCTGCGTTTTCTGAAATGCTTGTTACTGAATATAAATTTCTATTCTTTTCGCTTAGCCCGAACAAGCTCCAAGCGGCCCCGGACATCATTTCGTGATGGACTGGAGAAAACATTTGGCCCGTATAGTAAACCTTTGTGCCGCTGGGCTCAGAGGACCCGCTTATCGCTACCGTGGAAAGAGTTATGGATGGGTCCGTGGTGGAATTAAAATCGAATGTCTGTACGTGGTTCCTCCTGAAGTCTTCATAGTACTGTTGGCCCGTAATATCTGTTACGCTTTGATCATAAAAGTATGTGGGCGTGCTTAGGGATATGGTATAATTCGTAGCGTCGCTTAAGTCAATTTTTCTGTCAAGCACTACGCTTTGGCCGGAGACCACATTGGTGTTTACCACTTGATGGTCTTCTTTTATTATTCTTCCCGCGTATTTATCGGATGATCTGTTACCGTCCGTGACAGATACTATATCTCCCGGCTTTAATAGAATCGCTTCTGCGCCGGTGGAGAAAGAGATCCGCTCGGTTTGATCTATCTCTGTCGATAATATCCATCTACCGAGCCTCATCGCTTGCGATCGACTGGTACAAGCGAAGGCCGTTATCTCTTTTTCTTTAACTCCATATTTTCTGATGCCCTCTGGGTTTTCTACGTATTCGATTGCTGGTTTATAGAAATTACTTTTATCGTTGTACCTTACTAAGCAAACGGTCGGGATACTCTTTTTGCTGCTGGAACTATACGTAAAGTTCCCCTCTTTTACGCTAGCGTTATTAAACTGAGCGACCGTGCCCCTCGGCTTATCCATTGCGGCCGTAATTGCTCCAAACCCATAGTAGGCCATGGATCTGAATACGCTAGCGAAATCCTTTATTACCTTGAAAGCGTCCTCTCTGGTATTGATTAGCGTGTTGCACGTAAATCTAGGCTCAAATCCTCCGTCCCCGTTTGAAACTAGCGTATCACAGAATTTAGAAATCTCATACAGGGTCCACTGGTCTACTTGATACTCTGTGTCTATGTACTTTCCTACTCCATATCTTTTGTTCGTTAGTAAATCATAAAAAATCCACGCTGGGTTATCTGTCCATTTTTTCTCGTCCTGAAAGCTCCCGTCCCAGTATCCGTTTGTGTCTGAATGGTTGTATTGCTTGCTTATGGGATCGTACCCCCTAGGGACCTTGACTTTTAAAAGTCTCATGTCGTACGCACGAGTAGGCACCGAGGAGAAATATTCCGCATTAAAATTCATTGATGCCATTGCGGAGTTGGGGTAGGAGAGCGTGCTTTCAAATACCTCCGTTATGGAGTCTACGTATGTCTGGTTTGAGACATGACTTTCTATGGCGTCTAGGGTAATCCGTGTTACCTCCACTTCCCAGCCTATTACTTCCTTACCCTTCTGGGAAATTTTTAGTTGGTCCTTGAACTCGATTACTATATCATGAAGATAAGTGCTCGTTACTAGACCTTTTACTACGCTTGTTATCGGTGTTCCCTCTGAGCCGTTTAGTCCGTACCACCCCTTCGCTATTCCGAGGCCGATGTTGCCCATGGAGTCTTGATATATTGGCCTGTATCTAAGTTTAAAGGTTAGCTCCGACCCGATTTGTTGACCGACTTCTTCCAGCGGCCACTTGTCGCTTGCCTAATGAGGAGGGAGCCGTCACTACCTTCCCCGACGGTCTCGGCGCTCGATCCCTGGACCTTGGTGTAGCTTAAGGATGGTATCCTGATGTTTATTCTTACTTTATCTAAGTCCTTATTTAAGAACCTGTATACTTTCGGGTAATAATAAAATGGACTATCGTTTTCGTCGTTTATGTCTGGACCGCGGAGTCTTTCGTTAATCTTTCTTGTTTTTTCTATGGGCGCGTTTTCATCGACATATAGGAAATCATCATTTGCGCTAATCCCAGAAGCTACGCCGTTGGTTATCGCTACCTCGCAAGCTTGAAAATTATAGAGCTGAGCCTCGTTTACGACGGGGGTATCATTTAGATAGACGGACCTTAGAAACGATTCTGGATTTTGATCAGCGAAGGCTTCAAACTTTACCCCTTGCCAGCCTATTTGCCCCTCCTTGTTCTCCTCTCCGTTCTCTCCCACGGTGGGGACCCATTCTCCACTTGCTATTCCTTCGATTTCCCCCTCGGAAATCAAGTCAAAGGTTTTTATAATGCTTCTAGTTGTGTAGTAGCCTGTTTGCCCAGAGTACGTATGCTCGTCGGCGAACGCTCCCGACTCTACCCCCTCCTTACCGGTAATTCCGTAGTGCTTTATTTCTTGAACACCATACAGCTGGTACAGGTTACTATTGGTGCCCTGTTGGCTAATCCCATAGTATTGACCGTGTCCTTCAGCGTTATTAGTGTTCGTGGTCGTAGACATGCTTATCTTACCCTTCCGGCCTCTCTAATTAAAACTTTTTTAACATCATACGAGCTCATAATGGTTTGACTACCTACGATTAACCTTCCGTACCCCAGTGGGACGGGGCCTCCCTCGTTTAGTACGTTCGTCGGTCCGTTAAATAAATATGAATTTGCTAGAGCCGTGGGGTCTGAACTGGGGTTTGTTATTTTTCTTTGTTCCGGCATCGGTGGAGACTCTGATAGTAAGTTACTTATGCCTTGAGCGATTAGCATAATACTCATCATTGCTCCCATCGGGGACGTCGCTGTCAGTAGTCCTCCCACCCCTAAGATAACCCCGAGGAACCCTAAGAAGGACCCCTCTAACAATGGTACGATTTCTATTTTTTTCATACCTTCTCTTTTGATTAAAAGCTCGTTGCACTTTGAGTCGTCTGATGCGTCAAGGACCTGATCGTCTACGATCACTTCATATCGAGCTAACCCATTCTCTCTTTTCAAGAAGAATTTTCTAACCCCGTCGCTGGTTTGGGAGTTTATCGCGTGCATCGCTTCCGATACGCTTTTAATTTTTAGATTCCACTCCTTCTTCCCGACGGCGCTCGCTAATTTTCCATGTAGTTTTATCGTTGTCATTTAATTATATTGTAAGAATTTTTTATTTTTTACGCTAAAGAGGATTAGGGATATTCCGTGCCCCCTACTAACGGCTTTGTCCGACTCAGAGAAAACTCCCACTTCGTCCTCCGGGTGTGAGTGATAATAGGCAATAATTTTGCCCGCCGCGGAGGCTTCGATATATTCTTTCCCCGCTATCTGAAAATTGTCACGCGGATTTTGAGCTACGTTTTTGCACTTCATTAAGGTACGATCTCCGTTGCTGGAAATAACTAGGCCGCAGCACTCGTTGGGTAATTCTTCATCCGCGTGCTCTTTAATCTTTTTCTTTATCATGTCGTTTAATATTTCCATTATTGAATCGTGCTCTTTGTATTTGTCCCCGGGAACCCCCCGAACGGTAAAAATTTATTAGCGGGATCATTACTAATGTCCGGGGAGGATCCGTTTTTAGCTGCTCCATTTTTTCCCCATCTGAGCTTGCACCCTTTCAAGGTTTTTGAGCATTGGTCCGCCTCCCAATAGTTAGAGTTCGGGGGAGGCCCGGATTTTGCCGGTACCCCGCCGTACCTTGCTACATAATAAAATTTAACCCCGTCTTTTTTGATATACACCACGTTCCCTTCTGAATATCCGCCAGCCTTGTCAAAGTCGTATTCTGTTGGGGTTGATAAACTCACGGCGTAAGGATCGTAAAGAGATTGCTTGCTAGTCCCGGTAATAAGCCCAGTCAACAATTGGTCTTCGTCATTTGCGATTGGCGGGGCAAAATTGGGTAAATGTCCCGTCGCCCCAAAAGTATCTTTCTGTCCGGTCGCTAACGATGCGGTGGTCTCTTTGAACTCGTAACAGCACCCCTCTCCCCTATATGTCC